ATGGCAAAAAAATGGCGAGTGAAGTTGGCAAAGTCAGTTACGAATACCCAAACCAAGTACCCATATAAGACCCCCTTTATCAGTAAGCCTAAAGACGACGATCTGTCAAAGCAATGGGTCGTTGAATACGGTATCTGGTCGGAGCGAGAGGAAAAAATTAAGCGAAAGCGAGTGGTGCTGGTTGGTACAACCGTAGCCGAACGCCTGGCCGATGGCCGCGAAGTGGTAAAAGAATTGAACCGGTTATTGAAAGCCGGGGCCGTGGTCGATCCCGTACCGGTCATCACGCCCGTAGCCGCTGCGGATCTTAACCAGGTCAAGCCCAATACCCCGCTTTCGAAAGCCATCGATATCTATCTGGCCTATAAGACCAAGACGACAAAAAAGAATTCAGTTCGTACGTATAGAAGTAGTCTGAACTTGTTGAAACGCTACCTCGTCGATACGCCTGGCTTGAAAACCGTCACCCTGCAACAGTTTCGGCACGGGGATGCTTTAGCGTTTCTGGATAAGGTGATTCTGGATTACAAGCTGACGAATCGTGGCCACAATAATACCCGCGATAATTGCGCCATGTTCTATCGGCACTGGTGTAAGCGCATCAATGCCACATCGGGCCGGGTGATCCTGGTCAACCCCTTCGATAACATTGATGAGAAAGTTACCACGTCCGGTAAGCATACGGCATATACGGATGAGCAGCGGGCGGCTTTCAAAGACAAGTGCCTGGCGGAAGGGGAGGGACAGCTCTTGACGTTTGTGCAATTTATGTACTACACGTTTATGCGCCCCCGTCAGGAGCTGCGGCTGCTACGCATAAAGGACATCCGGGAGGATACCATTTTCATTAATGCCGTCAACGCCAAGGACAACGCAGCCGAGTACATCGAGATCCCGCCCGGTCTCCAGCGAATCATCACCGAGTTGCAGCTACGCGACTACCCCGACAACCACTACGTCTTTACCCATCAGGGCGTACCCGGCCCGGATCCGGTGGGGCCTGACTATTTCTACTCCCATCATAGGCGCATTCTGGATAAGCTGGCGCTGAAAGACGAGGGCTACGATATGTACAGCTGGAAGCATACGGGTGTCATCGCCTTATGGAACGCGACCCAGAACATCCGGCTGATTCAACAGCAGTGCCGCCACTCAACGGCTGCCCAAACGGAAGACTACCTGCGTGATCTGGGTATCATCGTTCGACATACGCAGATTAAAGACTTTCCAGAGTTTTAAAGGTTCTTGCCAAGCACGCAGGTTCCACCATTGCAATAGTTAGCAGTACTGCCAACGTAACAAGAGCAGTAGTTACTTCGGAAGGCATTGCGTTGGTCAATACTCATTCTGTACCGGTTCATAAGAACCATAACATAGTTGCTTTCAATATCACCAACAAAACGAGAATATTCTCTATCCTTAAACCCGAGTTTCCGTGCTTGCTCCAAGGCTTCCAACCTCGATTTCTCTTTTATCTGTAGCAACTCGGTATACAGTTGATAAGGGGAACTATGATTGCGCTGAAAAATTTTTTTGAACTGAGCAGTCAAATTTCGGTGCTGCTCCTTGTCAATTTGCTTGATATTGGTGTAAAAGCTCCGCTCTACCGAAGCAATGGCTTCTTTACTAGGAGGGGTGGCGAGCAGTGAAAGGAAAAGCAAAAGCTGAAACATAGTGTACGGAATAAAGGAAAATGGGTTTTAATCTTGGAGGACAAGGACTGTACCGAGCTTCAATATGCTGAATTGACCTATGTATAGCTAGAAACACACTGCAGTAATTCTCTTCCGGAAGGCAACTTTAAATATTCTTACAACTGTACCGGCACTCGATAGCTGCTCAATTGGCGGATATCACCTGCGCGATTTGGACCTCATCATTAGGCACAAGAATATTCATAATTTTCCAAAATTCTATTGAGGACTTTGGGAGTTGAGAATCACTTCTTTTCTATACCGCATATTTTTTAGTTCTTGTCGAATGCGGCCCCTAAGGCGTTTAATTGTGCTTGAACCCTGGCCTAAAGTCTGTTTGTAGTTGTCTTTTGATATAATAATTCTTTTTCCAGACTCGTCGGTGTAATATATTCTGAAAATAGCGTGGTAAAAGTTGCAATCTAAAGGATCATGTAGCAATTCCATTAGATAAGGTAATTCTTCGTCGATATATATATAGGTTTTGAACTTCGGACTTGGCCTTTCTACTTTTAAGACAACTATCTGCTCTTCATAAGTAGCTGGGGTATCACTAACTACATTCAACAATACGTCTTGTTCTTCTCCAAGAATGCCGTCTAACGGCCCTTGTCTATTTACAGATATATCGTATAGCGATACTGTGAAAGGATCGGCAACAGAAGCATCAGGGGTTCTTCTAAATAATTTTTCGTCTTGGTAAAACTCGTCTACTCGATTGCGGTCATTCCAATGTAATCGTTGAGGTATGTGTGGTAGAGTGCATTGTCCCATACGAAAAAAAGGCAACCTATGATGGTTGCCTTTGTAGAAGTAAAGAAATTACTTAGAAAGAAGCTTGTACGCAATATCTTCAAAATCTATACCCGTACCAACTTCGTAGAAAGTCAGTACATCATCAGAAGACACCTTCCCCGAGAGGGAATAAGATACCAATTCGTCATCATAAATGGTCAGGCTTATCAAGCCTTTTGAGGATTCACGATACAGAATCAATTCACCATCTTCATTCATGACGTTTTTATCCAAACCGCTGATTTTATCAGGATCTATAGTTGCAGAGATTACATCTAGTTCCTTGCAAAGAGACTCTACTGCAAATTCTTGAAATGAAGTCAAATTATACTTTGACTTCAAATTTCCAAAATGCGGTTTAGAACTGATTCCGTAGGTATTAGTGAGTGTACCTCTTGTAGTTGCTTCTACTTGAGAGTATATTTCGTTGACCTCGTTTGTATTGGTTCGTTGTAACTCACGAAAGTTAAGTTTGGTATCCATAGCTCAAAAGTAGTTATAAAACGAGATTGAAGGTATTTGTATTTCCATGCAGAAAAGTATTTACGTATACGTTTCGAGAACTTTGCTTTGTACAGACTTAAAAAACAACTGGTTTTTAAAATCTCTCATCATAAAGAGGACATTCCGGTAGGTATCTTCCTCTACGCTTGAAAGATCTATATTCTTCCGTACATTTATATCCAGTAGGATTCCCAAATCGTTGTCGCCAATGCTTTCATTTTTGTGTCTAATAGCGCCAACTATTATACCCTGCATATCATTGTCCTTCTCATTGTCAACAAAGAATTGAATAAAAAAATTGCTGATTGAGAAAGGGGTCTCTATCTTAAAAGTCAAATAGTCAAATAAGTTGACCTTCTCTTCCTCCTTCTCTAGCTTTATCAAGTTAAGATATCTAAGGCTAAATTGCTCTAAAGTTAATGATTTGGTGAGACTAGTCACAATTTCAATCATCGCTTTGAACTCTTCGTAGATTTCCTCAAAAGGTGAGTAAGTTAGATTATGCAAAGACAGAGAATCCAAATTCACCCGTAAAGCCTTGTTATTCTCCAACGATCTAAGTATGTACGTGCCTTCCTTCTTTCTATCTTCAGATTCACTCGCTCTGTATCTCGAGGATATAAACTCGTTTTTACAGAAATTTTCAATCTGCTCCTTTTCAAGAATCTCCTTGAAACGAACAAGGAAAATACTCTCTATAATTGGTGGAGTAGACAATTTGGGATAAGGCATACGCAAATACGAGATCAGTTATATGAACTCACTCTCTACTGTTTAGGCATAATTTGGGTTGTGAGTGCAATATTGTAATAAACTTGACACTAGAGGGAGATGGTTAAAAAAAAAAGTGATAATTTAACATTTATTATCAAGTGGATACACGCGGAGAGTAAGTATCTGCAAGAGCTAGATCATTTAATTTTTGAAGAACAGATGTCTTAGCAGTTTACTAAATCGGCTTCGTTTTTTTCTTTTACATAAAAGCCAACACCCCTCGGTCCTACGTTCCGAGGGGTGTTGGTTTATTAACCGTGTTGTATTTATCCGCGATTACACCCGCCACAGCACACATTCTGCAGGAACCATGTTCTGGCTTGCGCTCAGTACTGCTTTCATCGAGCCGACAAGGTAGTTGACACCTTTGATGTGTACTTTTCTCCGGAAGGAGAACAGAGCCAGGTCAGCGGCCGTCAGGTCGACCACTTTCGTTACCGAAAACGTATCCCCCTTGAAGGCTTCAAAGCGCCGGTAGCCTCGGTTGACCAGGTTGTTCGGACCAGTCCACAGCAAACTACGGTTGCCATGGGCGTTGCTGGCTCGGGGTTCGCCATTGACCAGGCTATTCCAGAACAGCAGCTTGGCCGTCGAGCCGTTCTTGTTGTCCTTGTTGCTGGGCGATATACCTGGCTGCTGGGTAATCGCGCGGCCGCTCACCGGGTCGTTCATCAGGGTGGACACCCTCGAACGAATGGGCACGGTGGTGCCGCCTTCATTAGCCGTGGTTTCGGGCGTCAGGTATCGGTCCATTGCGGCTGGAACAGGCTTCAGTAAACCGTCGTTGCTATCCACCTCGTACGATAGCTCCAGGCGGTTGCTCAGCTCCGGGGCTTTTACGTGCTGCGGACGTGCCTTGCCGGTCCAGTCGACGACATCGTTGCCCGCCAATACGTCTTCGCTGAAGTCCATCGTGCAGATCCTGCGCCGAACATCGAACTCTAGAAAAAGATTGAACAACTTACGTAGGTCGATGAGCAGGTTAGGCAGCGTCAGGTCCGGCAAGTGGTTGTTGGCGTTGATCTGCGTGGCCTGGTCCAGACTAAACAGATTGTACAGAATCAGCCTGGCTAAATCTGGGTCCTGAAAGAATTGGCCCGCAAAGCTCCAGCCGGTCAGGGCGCTGAACTGGTTGAAGACCCAGCGCACAAACGGCATGGGCACCCGCGCGATCGCGTTGTAGCCAGTGCTCGTGTACTCATTCACCAGACCGTTGAAACCAGCAATAGCCTGGTTGCCGTAAAAGTCCGTATTCTGGATGGTCGGAAAACAATACCGGTCGGTCAGGTGGTTGGCGGCTGCCAGTGGCGAAGCCGGTACCGGATCAATGCCAAAGTTTAACTGCGACAGCAATACCTTCTGGCTGTCGCCAAAAATCTCCCCTAAGTTCTGGGTGAAGTACAGACTAAACCCTTCGGCGTTAACGTCGTGGATCATGACGTACCCCTGCTCAATGAGCTGGCCGTGCAGGTATTTCTCACAGCGAAACTTTCGGGCCTGGTAACCAACTTCGGGTTGGTAGAAATAGCCCAGCAAACGGCGGTTGGTAGGGGTGTTGGGCAAATCAAAGCCATACACCCGGCTGCCCTGGATCTGCTCGAAGTCCAGCAGCGGGTTAAATCGTTCGAGCGTTAGAGTGGTAGCCGGCGTCAGGTCCGCCGGCTCACCATCAATGCGAATGTCAATCATTATCTAAAGTCTGATTTTTCGGCTACTACGTTGATCTGGTTGTTGACGTTGATCACGTTCTGGACGCTAACGGTCAGGTTCTTATCGGCAATCCGGTTCAATAGACCCGACTGGTAACCCTGTTCCGCTTTGGTGGCATTCAGGATCTGCTGCACCGTACGCATTTCGGTTTTATTCGACTCCTGTAGGGTCGACAGGTCTTTATGCGTGTTTTTCTGCAACGTGGCAAGCGCCAGGTTGAAGGCGTTGGTCAGGTCCGTAAAGTCCGTATGAGTCTGCGTCCGGAGGCCCAGTAACTGAATACTAGTGGCCAGCTTCATGCTCTCCAGGTCAGTATGTACGCCCTTCTGTAGATTTGCCAGGGCCAGCGCCAGCATGTTCTCCAGATCGTTCAGGTCATCATGGGATGAGTCCTGCCAGTCGGCCATGTCCCTATGGACGCTTTTCTGGAACGCATCCAGATCCTGATGAATGCCTTTCTGTAAGTTGGTCAGGTCCGTTTTCTGCCCATTCTGCAACTTCAACAGATCGTCGTGCAGCGTTTTCTGCAATTCCGTCAGGCTGGTCTTGTTCGATTCCTGGAGGTCGCTCACATCCTTACCAATGCTGGTTTTAAGCGACATAAAATGCAAAGCCAGCGCCAGCCGTAAACCCGTCAGTTCGTCGACCAGCTCTTTACCCAGGCTGGGGAACTCCATCTTCATGGTGCCCTGTAAGGAGGTCAGGCCGGTGGTAATGGCCGTTTTAAGAGATAGCGTATGAATCGCATTAGCCAGGTTCAGACTTGTGAAGCCCTGACTGATTGATGAACGCAGGTTGGTAAACTGAGTGGCCGTGGTCGACTGCTGCGTATCGGATTCATACTTCATCTGCCGTTGGATATCCGCCACCGTGTAGATTAGCTTATCAAGCGCCAGCACCGTCGCTTCGGTGTTTTTGCCGATGGCTTCCATCAGTGCCTGCGACTTCTGAATCTCTTCGTTGGTAACGCTGTTGATGGCGTCGGCCGACCCCAAATCGGTGCTACCAACGTCCGAACCCGTATCACCACCACCCGACGAACCGCCCGAGCCGCCCGATGAATCACTGTAGCCGCCTTCCTCGTATTCCTCGTTGATGTTATCCATCCAGCCGCCCTGCTGGAACATCCCGCCCTTTTTGAACTTCTTTGGTAAGTAGTCGCCATAACTACCACCGTCGCTACCGAAAATGCCACCGTGCAACATGATCGGGGCGCCATTGCGGTGCAGACTGGAGTGCAACAGGCTATCGACTACCTGTTTGTTATTGCGGTACGTGTTCTGGCTGAGCACCATAATCGGCTCCCGGCCTTCCATCTCACCAACTTCTTCGCCCGTATCCCGGCGAACCAACGAAATGCCCGATTCGCCATAATTACGGCCGTGGTTGGGGCCTTCCGGAACGCCGGCATTCCGAACGTAACCACCACGAGCCATCGCTGGGGGCTGCTGGCGTTTGATAAGCGCAATCTGAATACCGGTCGTAACGGCGGCTGCGGCCACACCGATCAGACCGAGCGGCCAGCCTAGCGTAGCCAATGATTTCAGTGCAGCCTGAGCGCCGTTGATAATGGCCATCGTAATGTCGAGGGCCTGTTGCCGTTTGAACGCTTGCAGTTGCTGAGCTTTAATTTTGGCATCGGCTTCCTTGTTGATTTTGTCAACGCCCTTTTCGTATTCATCCTTGCCGATTAGCCCTTTATCGTACTTTTCTTTCCACGCTGCGAGCTGCGAATCCTTCTCTTTCTTGATGTTGGCCAGCTCCTTATCCAGCTTCATCTGATTGAGCTTCTGGAGGGCCTGCACCGCCATAACGGTGTATTCACCAACGGCATCAATCGTATCGATCTGCTTTTGCTGGCTTTCGGTGAGTTGCTTTTTCTCACCCAGCAGCTTCTTGTTCAGAATGTCGGTGAAGGTGGTAAAATCACCATCCATCAGGGCTTTAATGGCCTGATAGTACTGCTGCTGGTTTTGCCGACGCGCTTCGGTTCTCTCCTGGGTTAGCTGCGTTTTCTCGTTCTCATACTGCTGATCATTAGCCTTCAATTGAGCTTTCAACCGGTCGTCCGTTGCCTTGTCAGCCTGAGCCCTGCGGTCTTTATCCTGAATCAGCTCCTGATTCTTCTGCTTTTCTTCGGCAGCTTCCCGTTCGAGCTTCTGTTTATTATACTGGTATTCCGCATCCAGCCGGGCTTTCTTGGCGTCGTAAATAGCCTGGGCGTTGTTGCCGGCCAACTGGAGCCGGGCGTTGGCATCGGCCACGGTCGCCTGGTAGAGCGCGTCCTGCAGGGCGTTTTCTTCCTGCTGTTTTTTACGACGAAACTCCTGGTCAACCCTTTCCTTGTCCCGAGTCAAGTTGTCGTGGATCTGCTTAAGAAGCTGAGCCTTCTGGGTTTCGTCGTTTACGTCCTTCTGAACCTGCGCCCGTTGAGCGGCCGCTACGTCCTCGAGTTTTTGCAGCTTATCCGCTTTTTCATCACCGGCAAGCTTGATTTTGAGATCAAGAGTACGTTTGGCGGCTTCGGCATCGTCTTTCTCCTTTTTCTTACGATGATCGTCGTCGACCTTGCTGATGTCGCGCTGGAGCTGGTCATTAAGTGCCTTTATCCAGACCGCCTTAACCTGCTGACTGGCCTTACTTTTTTCAATGTTGGCCAGCTCTTCATTGTGCTTGAATTGCAGATTAGCTTTCTCACGCGCCTGGTCGTCCTTAATGGCGGCAATACGCATTTGCTCCACTTTCTTGAGACCTTCTGCACTGGCACGAGCCGCTTCGTCGGCTTCTTTCTTGGCTGCATCAGCCGCTTTTTTGGCTTCAGCTTGACGATGTTTCTCGTTCTGAGCGGCTTTCTTATCCAGGGCTTTCTGCTCCGACGACGTGACGATATCCGTCAGTTCATTGGCGTGTTTCTGCTCGGCTGCCTTCTTGGTGTTCAGGGTTTGCTGGTGAGCCGCCACCTGCTTGGGCCGATCTTCGGCCAGCTTATCGCCGTAGCCTTTATTGAACGCATCGCCAATCTGACTAGCGACCGACCGAACCTTGCTCACCAGCTCATCGACGTGCAGGAACGAAGCGATGGCTGACCCAATGTTTTTGATCTTGGTAATGCCGGTATCAATCAGGCCCCAGAAGCTGGAAAGGGCTGAACGTACCGGCTCCAGGGCAGTGCTGATTCGATTTAGGCCATTGCCGATGAAGTTGACAAACGCCTGATGCAGATCAGCGACAAAGCCGACGCCCTGTTTGATTATATCCCAAACAATACCTAACCCTCGGCCGAGTGTTTCGAGGGCCGGGCGTAGTGGCTCCAGCGCCCGTTGAAGCCAGGCCAGGCACTTATCGGTAAGGTCACTGACGATGGATACGCCAGTTTTCATCATTTCCCACAGGCCACTGATGATACCCCGAACGGTCGTGCTGTTGTTGTACAGGGCGGTGAAGCCAGCCACGAGCAGCGCCACGGCCGTTACGACCATAGCGATTGGGTTGGCCGTCATGGCCGTGTTCAGGAGCCACTGCGCGGCCGTGGCCGATTGGGTCCACACCAGGCGGGCTTTTTCTGCGGCCGCGTGGGCAATGCTGCTGGCCGTAGCAGCTATCAGACTACCATTGAAGCTGATGACGGCAACGCCCAGAGCCGCGAAACTGGTCCGGTTTTCACTGATGAAATCCGGTATTTCGCGCAGGATATTGACGAACGTAATGATGCCCCGCGTCCCGGTGGTAATGGCCGGTAATAAGCCCTGCCCAATCTCCGTAGCAATCAGTGCCAGTGCCTTTTGCGATTTCTCGTATTCAGCGGCCGCCGTCGAGTTCATGGTCGTGAACTCCTTTTGCAAGCTGGTGCCGTCCTGAAAGGCGTTGTTGGCTAGTTCCTGCTTCTGCCGAACCAGGTCCGTCTGATCCTTGAGCAACGACATGACTTTCGTTGATTCCTGCGATTTGATACCGAGGTCATCCAGGCGGGTAGCCAACTGATCGGCTGGTACGTTTTTCAGACTCTCAGCCAGGCGTAGGAGGAACTCGTTCGGATTGGTGTTGATGAAGTTCTTCATCTCCGCTTCCGACACGCCCAACTGCTGGGCAAAGGTGGCCGTATCCTTAGCGGCCGTCAGTAGGATGTTCGAAAGGCCACCGGCGGATATTTCGGCCGACAAACCAAGCTCCTGAAAGGCCGCACCCAGGCCCATCGTCTGGGTGATCTGCGGGGACAGGTCGCCCAGTTGCCCCATTCTGGCGGTGAACTCAGCGATGACCGGTCCAGTGGCCGAACCGTCAGCACCCAGCTCATTGATGGCCGAACCAATGCGGTTAATGGCATCGCCATAGGTCAACTCATCGGTTTGTGCGAATAGCTTTTTAAGGCCCCCCAGCTTATCAGCCGCTTCTTCGGCTCCCCCGCTGAACTCATCGCCCAGGGCAACCGTCGCCATATCGGTCGACTGGATGAAGCCCAGCAGTTGCTCATTGGCCACGCCCAATTGACCCCCGATCTGGGCAATGGTCATCAGGTCTTCTTTCTGCGTACGGGTGTCGATTTTGTCGAGTTCTTCCGACAGCGCTTTCACTTCGTCGGTACTCTGACCCGTGGCTTTGGCTACTCCGCCCATCATATCCGACAAGGCGAGTGCTTTCTGGATGCCACCCTGAATGAAGCTGAACGCCTGCTGAAGCAGCTCCATAGCCCCAAAGGCCGCGAAGAAGACCATTACGCCGGCTTTGGCCTTATCCCACAGGCTGGGTTGCTTTTCGACTTCCTCGTTTACACCACGAACTGTCTGGCGATGGGTAGACAGAGCGGTGTTAACTTCAGTGATCTGCTGGGCTTTCTGAATGTAGGCCTCCGTGCCGGGTGTCAGGTCCTTGATTTCCCGGTTGAGCTGGCGATAGTAGCCCTCCAGTTGCCGGACAGTCATACCCGACACGCCCATCTCTTCGCGTACCAGCTTGATCTGGGCTTCAAGCTGTTTAATCTCGGCTTTGTTCTCGGCCCATTCCTTGGTACCCCGTTCAACTGACTTCTGAGCTTCCTTAACGTCCTGAAGTTTCTTCTCCAGTTCGCCAAGCTCATTAATCACGGGTTTACCGTCGTATTTGAGCGTAAAAAGCGCTTCTTCCTTTAGTTGCATAGTGCTACTGGCAGTTTACCAGTAGCGAAAGAATGGCTTGGGTAGGGGAGTAGGTAGGACAAAAAGAAAGCCCTATTCAATGAACGAAGGGCTATAGGTTGGTAATACAAAAAATAAAACGAAGGCAATCCCTTGCAGATTTGCTGCAAAAGTATCACCTTCGCCTCGTGGAAAATGAATTACCACCTCGTAACGAAGATAGACGCTTCGAACGAGCAGTTGAGTTAGCGGTCAGACTGCTAAATGCTATGACGCACTTTGTTAAAGCTCTCGCAAAGCTTGTTGTTGCCCTGTTAGCGCTTGCAACACTAACGGGGGGGTGCCAATAGAAACCGCTAGAAAGCTCGGTGCAATTTGTGCCGGGCTTTTTTTAGTTATTATTCATGACAACAGCACAAATGTAAAAGTTATTTCAATTTAATTGTCAAATATATTTTTCATATATATAAATCTTCGAGTTAAAAATCTGTAAATCAGCAATTTAATTTTAGATAATTAATTTGGTATATAAAATTAAATAATAAATAATATCAAAAAGCATCATTTGAATTGTTAGGAAAAGACAAAGCAATTTATGTTTAATTCCCCAGTTGCTCCTTCAACGCCCTTAAAATAGGCTCCGGCAAGGCCTCCAGTATTTTATACCCCGTTTCGTAGATGAGCTTACCGCGGGTGGGATTGTAGAATGCATTCTTACGACCGCCCTTAACACCCATTTTTATCCGATTGATAGCAACACCCCAGGCAATCCGATTAACGGCGCGGTTATCGGGGATGTTAACCCGGCGTTTGGCATCCTTCAGGTAGCCGGGTGTGTAGCTGAATTTCTCCAGCCCGACGTTGCGCACGAATTCTTCCATCATGTCGATGGGTGGCATCTTGCCGTACAGCAGTTGGCGCATATCCTTAAATCGTCCGTAACCGGCAAAACCAATGCTGAACTCGGCGTACAGATCACGGCCGACAATAACCGACTGATGATGGAGCGAGTTCAGCAGATCGCCCGTCAGTACGTAGCCGGCTGCCTGTAGTCTGCGCTGCATGGTCATCATGGCTTCGGCCACAATGATGCCCACGACATCGGTGGCCACGCGCTCAAACTGTTCCTGCGTAAGATGTACAGTAGTGGCCATGTCTTACAGATCGATTAGTTGAACGTAGACTCTATCGCCCGATATGAGCGTGTGCAGGGGCTGATCAAAGGCGTTGGCCAGCATATAAGTCAACTCGTAGCCATCCGGATTCATGGTTATGATCGTGTCGCGTTTCACAACGCCATTGACCCATACTTTTAGCTGGACCTGTTTGCTGGGCGTACCGTAGACGAACATTAGCCAGGCTGTCATTAGCCCCCCTGTTCCAAAGTCCAGATCGTTGCTGTATTGCGGGTAGATGTACTGACCGCTCTGCCCCTGAACGTTCCAGGAATTGCCGGCTACCGGCTCCTGAGCGTAGTAGATGGTGCTGCGGCTGGCGTTGCCGGAACGGTAGTGCCAGGTGTTAGCCGGGCCATTGTACGCATACAGAGCGGGGTTAGCAAGACACGAGCCGTACAGGTTGGCATACTCCTGGGTATCCATTACCTTCAGTGCCTGGTCAATTCGGCTCTGTAGCTGCTCAGCGGTATCAGCGCCGTAGGTGCCAGCGGGAATGGTGAGCGTGGCCACGGTGCTTTCTTGATCGGCACCACAGTTGTTGCGCCGGAAGCTGCCAGGCTTCTGGATGAGTGCGTTGACAAACGGCGTGGTCTGACACTGAGCCGACGCGATGGGCGGGGTGTACCCCTCGGTACCGGGAATGTTGGATTTGCTCCGGAGCGGTTTGACCAACGTGCCGTCATCCGCGTAGCGCAGTTCGAGCTTAGCCGCTCCCAGCATTCCCGTTCGCAGGCCATTGTCGTCGATGAGACAGAACGTATTGACCGGCACCCAGCGGGTAGCGCGGGCCGGGGTGGTTGGCGGCTGGGGCAGGCTGCTGTAGCCAACCTCGTTTTTAGCGTAACGGAACGTCAATGACCGCCCAGCCAGATTCTCTTCATCCTGACGCAACCCCAGCACGGTATCACCCGATGTGGATAGCGTCAGGGCCACAAAGCCTTCGCGGGTAACAACGTACAGTTCTTCGCTCAGCACTACTTCACTCAGGTAGTCCAGTTCGTCGCCGTCGCGCAGGCCGGTGGCCACCGTCAGGGTTTTTTCAGCGTAGCGGTTCAACCGGAGCAGCTCAGCCGTGCTGGGGAGATAGGAGGGGTCGAGCGACCGTTGCACATCCGTGCCTTTGATGGTCAGGCTACGATCACTCTGGCCCGTACAGCGCAACGTATCATACCCACCCAGCGAGTTGGCAAACAGCAGGTATAGTACGTTGTGCTCAAAGTCCCGGTTGACGTAGTAGGTTCTGACTTCGCTCAATCGCTGGTTGGCCTCGTTGGACAGCCAGAACTTGTACGAATGAACCACTTTGCCATACTGCTGCTCGATGGCCGACAGGCCCAGGGCATTGAAGCCAACCGGAATGCTGTAAACGACGTATTGACTAACGGTTGTCATGCGCTGAGCCGTGTAGCGGTTAAGGGTGCCATCGGTATAAGCGAGCTCCACCCGTAAACGCAGTTCCGTAGGTTTAGGCGTGAAGTTGACCAGGTAGTACAGAAACTCGGGCTGAGCCACGTCGACCCACTTTTCTGCGGGTTGCCAGGTCAGGAATTGACGCGACTGGCTAAGGTAGGTTGTAAAGAAAGCGTCGCGCCAACCCGCAAACTGCTCAATACTCAGGGCTCCTTTAAACGCGTACTCCAGTGGCAGGGTCTTCTCGCTGCCGGGAACCAGTACCCCGTTGTTTTCGACGCGGATCTGGGTCAGGTAGGGCGTGATCATGTCGCCACAGGTGACGATGCCGGTTTGATTGGGCTGGGGCGGGGTACGTTTTAGAAAATCGTCAAGAAAGACACTGACATCAAACTGCGCACCGGGAAAGATGTCGGCTCCAAGCTCCTGGCGTTTGGGTAACTCACGACCAGGGAGGGTAATTAGTTCATTGTATTCACCGGAGCCGTAGGCCTTCGGTTTCTTCAAACACAGCAGGTACGACAGGTTGGTGCGGTCAGCGATGCTATCCGAAACGGCATCAATGGTGTAGGCCATCGGGTTGCGCGTCAGACGAAGGGGTAAAAAGCTAAGTGGAGCTAATTCGTCCATTACGAATACAGTAAATGATTAGCGGGAATGGTTACGTCAATATCAATGTAGTGGCCTTCGAGGTTGACGTTAGCCAGCAGGCCAATAGGGAAAATGCGTTCGGAAGGCGAGATGCTGAATTCATAGCTCTGCCCCATCTCTTCAATTTCTTCCTGACTCTCTTCAACCTTAATCTCAATCTGCCCTAGAATGGCCAACAGCAGCTTCATAGTGCGATCGCGCGTGAATAGGCCGGCCTGGGGGCTGGTGTCGGCCGGTTGCTCGGCCACTGTCAGGGAGCAGTAAAACGTCAGGCTCTCAACCCCCGCGCCGTTGGCCTTCCGGATGGATTCAGCTACCTGAAAAAATGCGGTTGTGCCGGCATAGTCGTTGGTGTAGTAGGCACTGATCTCATCAATGGCCTTTTCGCCGTTGGAGAGCGGCAGGAATAGGGCGATGCCTTCGGTCGCTTCGGCAAGGCTTCTGAAAAATTCGGTAAGGCTAATCAGGTCGGTGATCATAGAAGTTGTTGGTTTTGGTCCTGTGCCTCCTGATTGTCGAGCAGATCATCGAGCATCGAGGCAAACAACAGGTGAGCGGGCGTTTGGCATACCTTATCAAAATCACCGAAATGGCCTTCCTTAGCTACGTTCTTTAGCAGCATGACCCAGCCACGGCCATCGCCATAGCGCGGCTCACGACTCCCACCAAATAACTCACCATACTCGGCCAGAAACTCGTTGTTCATACGCTCGAAGTAGTCAAGAATGACCAACTTCGTGGATAGGTCCAGATCGGCCAGTGCTTTTGCCCGTTCGATCATGCGCTGTTCGCTGAAGGCTTCGCGCACGTCGCCGTTCCACTCCTTCGACCGCTGGAACCTACGCCAGTCGTCCCGACGTGGCCGGCAGAGCGTGGCCACCAGCTGGTCGATGCCGTCTGGATCAGGATCTTCCGGATTGGCAAATGCCAGGTAAGCCATGTTGGCTGCTGATAACTCAAGGGCAGTCGTATCGGCGTACTGATCAGCGGGCAGGTGGTAATTGATGCCCTTGTGGGCAAACGTATCGATGGGCGGTTTGCCGGTGGGCGTGGTTTTAAACAACCAGGCGAATTGCTGACGTAACAGGCCCCATTGCCAGTGAGCGAGTTGCAACTTCGCCCACACGTTAGGGCTCATGCCGAGCCATACCCGACAGGCAGCCGCTTCGTTATCGAGCGTTTCGTAAGACCCATTGGCCTGTATGCGTGGGCACATAATCAGTTGCCGATACTGCTCAGGTGTCAGCTCGCTCCAGGTCTCGGCTACCTGGTATTTCTTGGTGCCAAACTCAATGGTTTTCATGATTACGGGGTTTTCGGACCGCCGAAGCGGTCAAGTCCTACCTCTTTCCGCATCTCTTCGCGGTTCTCCAGCCGGTACACACGACGGTCCACGTCGTCGATCTTCTTCAGGCGGTCCTGAATGTACTGCCAGAAGAAAGCGGCCAGGCCGAAACTGACGACCTGGCCGGCTAGGGTGGCGATAATGTTGGTGAGCGTCTGCGACATTAAGCCAGTTCTTTAATCCTAGTCAATTCACGGAAGGCCAAACTTAGCTTGTCACGATAGCCAGGGTTAGGACAGAACCGCCGGTAGATATGAGCCAGGTAAGCGGCTCGGCTCCGTAGGTCGTATTTGGTAATTACCTGTAACTCGTAAGCGCCGTAGTCCTGAAGCGATGCCTGCTGGCTGACATAGATGCAGTAGCCATTTTTCAGGCCTGTGTAATTCCGGCGCGAATTAGCCTTGAACGCAAACAGGTTGTTTTGCTTCATAATGCCGGTGTGGGAAGACCAGTAGCCGGTTTCGACGGCAGAAATCGCAAAGGCTACATCGGGGTATCTGTACCCTTGGCCACGGATCAGTCGCCAGAAGGTCAGATTAGTTTGAACCTGACGGCTACGTACAACACGACGGCTCCCCGCATCAGCCAGTTCTCCAACCTGGCTCCGCGCAATTTCTTCCGGTAGCGTTCGGCCTGGGCCTGCGCTGTCTGGCCGGCGTTCTGGGCCTGTTGCTGCCGTTCGTTGAGTTGCTGGATCGTCTGCCCCTGCGTCGAAATGGCCTTCCGTTGCTGCGCCAACAACGTATCCTGAGAGGCTACCACGCCCTGAAGCATCAGCAGATCGGCCCGGTCTTTCAGAGCCTGACGTGCGCCCGCTTCGCTCATCCGGATTGGTTTTGGGTCCAGGGGGTGCACTACCCGTCGAACCGGCTGAGCCGTTCGGCTGCTGTCGTCCTGCACGATTGTTGAACTGGCGGTCGATTTCTCGCTGAAGAGCATCACCAGACAGGCTATCAATGTGGCGATGCCGAGCCTGACGCTTCTTATTAAGTTGTTGTAAGCGGTCTTCATGGTTTCGTTGCTGGGCATTCAGCTTATAATTAAGCTCTCCCTGCTGATAGAGGTGTTTGTAGTAGGTGGTCGAATCCAGCGCCCAGACTTTAGGCCGTTGATGCCTGTCCCAGATGAGCTTCATGTTTAGGGCAAGCATCAGTACCTGGGCAAAAATGGCGATAGCCAAAAGCCAGGCAGGAATTTGTAAGCGTTTGTGCATTACGACTCGGGGATAAACCGCACGACGTGGCGAACGATGTTTTTGGGGCGCGGGATGTTGGCATACACACCATGCTGGCTATTGCCGGCCGTGGTGTTGCCTCCAGTCGCGTAAAAAATGCGGATTCGCGGGTCGAGCGGCCAGTTATTGACAAACTCGATATGACTCCAGGTCGTGTAGGTGACTACATCGCCCGGTTGAACAGGCTGGCCAGCCGGCAGGCGTAACTTCTTCATGGCATTGTAGGAAGAAACCGACGCCAGGTTGCTGCCCTTCGGGGTAGGTACACCACAGGTTTTGAGTACCCAGCCCACAAAGGCGGCACACCAGGGTTTGGCTGTGGCTGCTATTCGCTCCGGAAAGCGCCAGCCAATGGCCCGGAAATACACGTCGATCTGCGAATGATCGTTGCGATTGGTCCGTTCCTTAACGTGGGTCTGGCTCATGGCCGTTTCTAACAAACACACCCGCTTTTTATGCAGCGAGTCTATGCGTACAGTGCCTGGTAGAAGCTGGCAAAAAGCTGCATGAACGTGTAGAACAAGCCCAATAAGGAGAGCAAGACAGCCCATGCGGGGGCTTCGTTGAGTAAGGAGTCGAGCGAACGCTCCGAATCGATTCGATTGTGCCATATGCGATAGATTTGAGGGAATGCAACGCGGATAAAGAAAACAGCCGTCAGGAACGTCAGGAAGGTGAGCGTGAAGGACAGCAATGCCCGGATCGGCGCGTTCTTCATCATGGATTGACCCACGGCGTTCAGCGGATCGGCCGCCAGGGGCGCTCCGAAGAAGTAGGTCAGGGCAACGAAGCCTACGAACAGAGCCAGTATGATCTTGATGGCGTTGTTCGTAGAAATCAGTACTTGAGGCTTAGACTCAACCGATGGTGTTACCGGCGGCTCGTTCAAATTCAGTTCTGACCCTAATTGAGCGGCTTCAAACTCAGCTTCGCGGGCTTTGCGCAGGAAGTCCTTAGCGCGGTCCGGATCAGTGCTGGTCCGGGCGATTTCGCGCCAATCGGCTGCATCTTCGATTAAGCTGGCTCGTTTATCCAGCTTCTCCTGCCGGGCCACTTCGATGGCTTTCTGCTTCTTTTCCTGTAGAAGCGTTTGACGCTGGGCGATGCCCTCCAGAACGGCCGACAGTTCGGCTTCTTCGTCAACAACTTCCTGGTTGAGCAGGTCAGCGTCGGTGGGTTGATCAGCATCGGGCTTTTGCACGATGAACGTATTGCGTGGTTCCTCTTTTCGGGCTACCATGTCGGTTGGTTTGTTTGTAGGTTTCATAAAACTTTAGGTTAGCGCATCCGGAAAATGCCCCGGTATGCAGCGTTGTCAGGGAAGTCGTTGGGACCTGGAGCCGTGTAGCGGTCCGAGTTTTTGTAGGCAGGATACTGATCGGCGTTTTCGGTCAGGTACGCTTTCAGGGCGTTCAGACTGGCAGCAGCTTCGGTATCGGCTTTGCGCTGGGCGTCCAAGAGCACCTTTGCATCGACGGCTTTCTGGTTATAAATGCCATCGAAATCGGACAAGATGCGCAGGCTACCACCCGGCGTTTGCAGAACGTTCAGGTGGTACAAAGCCTGGGCATAGGCAGTCGTGGCCGTAGCCTGACCAACGGCCTCCAACAGCCGGATGTCAGTCGGTTGCAGGACAGTAGCGGCCGCTTGTTTTTGCTTTAGGTCGTCAAACAACTCAGAGCCGATCAGGGGCCGGATGCTGTTCTTTTCGGCCATGTGCAGATACGGCACCAGCGACAGAAACAGCCGGTAGCTTCCGGCAGCCTGGGGCAGATACTCGGTCAGTTCGGTAGCCGAGAAGATGAACAGGGCTTTAGCCCGTTTGTAGCTGTCGGAGTTAGTCCAGGTAGGGTAACTGGCCTTGTGGTGATTAAGGTAAACGAGTGCCTTTTCGAGCGCATTGGCCGCGTTTTCGGCACTTTCCCGCTGTCGTTTATCCAGCACGCCCATCCGCACCGGTTGCGTGTTCTGCGTGCCCTGTTCCTGCAGGCCGTTATCGCCGTCGTTACCGAGGCTATACGGCAGGTATTTAGCGTACGTATAGAAGGCCAGCGCCCGCTGTAGCTGGATCAGGAGTCGTTGATTTTCTGCCGACAGTGTTGATGGGGCTGTGTTGTACTGCTGGTCCAGTTCGTCGAGTAGTTCGGGACCAATGGCCGGCAGAATAAACTCATCCTGAGCCAGTTGAATATACGGCTCGATGAAGTCCAGCTTTGTAGCCTGGTTGATGGCGCGGCCCAGGTATTTCTTCAGGTCCGTAATCGAGTTGAGAATCATTTGCCGGTAGGTTTAGAGGCTGTCTTGCTGTCTTTCTGATCCTGCTTAGTATCACTGGCAGCACCACCGCTACCGGTCGTTTTCTGACTAGAGCCTGACTTTTCCTTGTCGAGCGTTTCGAGCAGGATATTGTTGAAGCCAAAGAATACATCGTCGGGCAGGCCCAGCTCCGGCTTGATTTCACGGTTCCAGTACGATTCTACCGATTGCCGTTCGCGGGGAGTGCGGTAAAACTGTTGGTATTCGGCCGATACGCGCAGTTCGGAGCCTGAGCCGCCCAGCATCTTGCCGTCGCTGACACCCGCCAGCCCGCTCAGGATGCCCGACGCATTGGCAAAAGCAGTAACCGCCATCTGGTAGAGTTCGGTGTATTCTTTGCCAGTCAGGTTGCAGGGGATTTGTTCGAACTCAATGAACGGCTGCATCTTGCCGTCAGGACCAACAGCACATTCGTCGAAGATCACCCGACGTTTTCCTTCGCCACCGAACAAAAGCTCATCGACCTGGGTGTAGAACTTGTCCCGAAACTTCTCCTTGCTTTCGTCAGTATCGCCACCGTTGCGCTCAATGAACTGGTCGGCTACGCGGCAAATCTTGTTGGCGTTGTACTCGGTATCTAAGCCATTTAGGTGAAAATCAGGCACCCGGTTAGCCAGCCTGATCCACTTGGCGGCTGCCCACCAAATGGCAAAGCCGTAGTAGAACTGGCCGGACTTCGCCCGTTTGATCTGGTGGAGCGTTTCGGGAGCTTCGCGGCTGTCCTTCGTTAAGGCAGGCAGGGCAACCGCATGTTTGCCGGATGTCCAGTCGGGGCAAAGCAGCCAGGTATCGACGTAGCCTTTGGTGGCCACGGCGGCACGGACGGTCAGGCTATCGCGGACCGACAGCGTGAGGTCTGAGCCTTCGCGGCTGTGATTTATGAAGGCATTGCCAGTTTCGACCAGGTAGGTAAGCTGGGTGTTTGTCAGCTCCTGCATGTCGTTCAGCTCACCAAAGGCTTTAGCCTTGCCCTCGGTTGGTAGATAGGGTTCCCGGATGAGCGTTTTCCCATCCATGCGGTGCCGAAACCAGCCGCATCCGGAGCCAAACAGGAAGTCGGCCCGCGTTTCGACCAGGTTCATTACGTCGCCGTTGGACCGATACAGATCGATCATCTCGTTAGGAAGCCGGTTGTTGCTGCCCCACGGATAGATTTTGTAGCTGGTTTTTCCGACAGTGACCGATCGTTTGACGGTACCCTTAACTGAATTAGAATCCTGATTGCCTTCCGGAAAGGAGACAGCCGCCGACGGTAGGTTTTTCGTCAGGAAGGCGGCTGTACCAAGTTTAGTGAGTCCCATTAGAAGCGGTGATCGATCAATTTGCCGTTGAATGATACAAGGAGCGGGATGTGTAGCTCGAACCTGTTGCCGCCAGCATCGAGCAGGTGAAGTTTTCCGGCCTGCCGGTTCTCGTGCTTGATGCTGGTCAGGTCTTTTTTCTGGCCTATCGTCTCACCAGCCCGCCGACGAACACCGTGCTTCTGGCCAAAACTGCCGTCAGCTTTGCGGTACGTCAAATCGAAGTATGGGCTGTGTCCACTGGTGCCACAGGCCCGGTATTCCTGAATGACTTGCGATAGATAAATGCCGAATCCCATCCTTTTTTTTGGACAATGTTCGGTTTAGCCGCATTAAGAAGATAGGACGAAACTTTTTAGGGGTGCTTTTCCGGCTTTTTCCGGTCACTTAGAGAGCCAGCGAATTCACAATCAAATAGTTGAATCGCTGTAGGGGGTAAATTTTTCCGGTGTTCTCGCGTGGCACCGCCCGCGCTATAGCGAAACTGGCGGTCGCCAAATCGCAAAAATGAATATATGCCGACCCTGGGTTGGGGTCGGCTTGACTATTCAGCGAATCACGATGCCGCCAGTCCGGATGCCGGCGTGCGAAACGTATTTTGAAAATTTCTTAAACAAGATGTAGTCAAAGCAGTCGCTTAAGTGCGTTGCCCATTCTTGAGGCAGCTTCTTATCACGTTCACTTAGCTTGATCTTCTCGTAGGTCGTACCATCGATGGGCGCGTTCTGAAGAGATATCAGTAACGATTTGCAGGCTGACTCGTTGATGCGAATCTTCGGCAAACGAACATTTGTCTCTTGTAACAATGCATTGATAACACGATAGCGGATGTGATACGAAGGATAAGCGTCTTGAACTTTGTCAATAACAGTCCAATGCTTGGCTGTTAAGGTTTGTTTAATAAGCTCATAATAAGTCTTGTTGCGGCCAGCGTCTTTCTTATTGGCCCCATTGTCGCCATAGATATGGACAATCTTTTTACGGTGCCCCTGATATTTAGCCGCGAAATCAGCAGCCAGTTTTTCTACTAATGACTGGTCTTTAGCCGTCTTCACAAACAGGGTATCCAGAAAGCGATACTCTGCATTGTGGTCCTGACAGACCAGCATTGAGGTAAATTCAGCGTTAAAATCCCAGCTTGTTTCCAGAGGTTTATTGGAATCGTAATCAGTCCGCTCATGAACATACAGGCGTTTTACGTCGTCAAATTGGTAGCCGTAACTTTGCGAATACGTGTGCCGATTTGCGTCCAAACTGTGGTAAAAGCCGTTGCCGACACCCTTGAATCGGTAGTTCAGGATTTCTACGTTAAACGTTAGCTCATCGCCACAGGCTTCACGCTGATCTTCAATAAAGGAGCCTGGTAGAAATTGTAAGTTATCGTAAGCTGTACTCTCTAAAAAGTAGTACTTGTTGGGATTGGCTTTTTGAAGCTCCTCCGTTTTATAGACCCACTGCCCGTGAGGGAGCCAGGGAGCCGACGTAAAATCGGCAATTAACCAATGTAGTGGGTGGTTAAAGCCTTTCCGGCCAGGCCGTGGGTCTTTGTAAACGTTCTTATTGGCACGAACCGTTGGACGTAGTACCTTATTATAAAACTGCTCTTTAATCGTAGCACTTTCGTCGATCAGAAGCTGATCAAAGTTGGCACCACGTATGGTTTCCTCCCGGTCAGCACTCACGAACTGCACCGTATAGCCATTGGCAAACACCAGGCAGTTATCGTAGGTCCTGACCGTGTTGAGCGCCTGACGCCAGTGTTCCGGTGGCCGGTGGTTAATGACGTAATGGCCAAAGCCAGTCTTTGAGTTGTACTCGTACAGGCCATGTTCCTCAAAGACCGCATTGGACTGCGACAGAATGATGTCCTGTACTTGGCGGTACGTCAAACCTGCTAAACCGGCTTTTGCTCTGGGCAATTGAAATGCACTCTCAGCAATCAGATGGATTAGGGTTCTGGATTTACCAGAACCCCTACCTCCCTGAAACGTCGCCCGAAAACCACCCTGATAAGCCATGCCGTCTTTCATGAAGTCAGCCTGGTTACTCGTGGCTGCCTGGTGAAACTGGAGCTGCTTGGCATTGAGGTGAATAACAGCCTGCTTAGTCACCTGACAGGCTCTCCGTGCCGTGATTGTTAATGGTGACGTTGTTCTGCACGTATTTCACCACCCGTGCCGGCATCAGATCCTCAGGAGAGAGCGGAGACTGCTCATCATGTACCTTCGACAGTTTGGCAATTTCGCGCGTGGCCGCAATGATGGCTTCTGCGTTCTTCTCCTTCACGGCGATTGACATGGCCACGTACAGGCTTTCAATCAGCACCTTTCGCGTGCCTTCGCGGTCAATGTCTTCAACCTTGCCATAGAGCCTGGCCGACTCGGCCATTAACTGATAGGCCTGTGAGTAACGAAGATCGTACTCCTGCATCAGCATGTTGACGACCTGTTGCGGAGAAAACAGCTTACAACGCCAACCAAAGCACTTTCGGTACTTCTCTAGCGTCTCCAGCTCCGATGGTTTGAGCGGGGTGCGGTGCAGTAAATGATCTCGAAACTTATCGAGCTTATCAGCGACTTTATCGGCCTTAACGAGTTCAGTACCCATAGAAAAAATTTAGCAAGGCTAACAGCTTAAATTTTGTTACGGTAGGACTATTTTGCCTAGAAAAATATATATCTCATGAATAAGCATAAGAAACCACAGCCACAAACCCATCGTTTAACTATGGTATCTAATAGTATTGCCTCTACAATGGGCAGAGTAGAGTTTAATGGAAACAATATTTTGACTGGAACTGGAATCAACAACTATGTCTGTGGTAAGTGCAATACAGTTTTATTGCAAAATATGCGGAAGGAAGAAGTTCCTATCAATTTTGCTCCATTATGTATAAAATGTAATACTTATAATGATGCAAACAGAAAGGCAGCTCATGCTGGTGTCCCGATAATGTTAAAAGATATCTCTGAGACTGTTGAAAATTCTATAGGATTCCAGTATAATATTTTAGCTGTTGATCCACGTATACCTTTCTATAGTGAAAGGATGGCGTTATCTGATAAGTTAAATTCAGACTGGGTTGTTGAGCATTTTCATATGCCAGGTGTTTTGTATCAATACACTTCTTTTTTTGGCTTAACTGGTATGCTTAAAAGCCATTCTATTTGGCTGACAGATGTTGCATACATGAATGACACAAGCGAAATGCAACATGGAATATCAATGATCAACGATTATTTGAAAGAAAAAAGTAAAACAGTTTCAGATCCTTGCCAAGAATTATTAAGAAGAGTTACAATCACTCAATCGGCTTTTGATTCTGATTCAGGTTATTTAATTGCCTGTTTTTGTGCTGATGATGATCTTTTAAGTCAATGGAGGGCATATGGTAGTGGAGGAAATGGTTATAACATTGGGTTTAGTGGTAAAATATTATCAAATACGGAGGGGGTTCAAATGCGAAAGGTTATTTATGATACGGAAAAGCAACAGATTTTTATAAAGAACGCTATCGATTCAATATGCGAGCTATTCGAATCTAAAAGAGGGTTAAAGACGAAAGAAGAGCTTGATAAGGCGACTATATTACCAGCTTTTGCCGCAATGCTAAGTACACAACTAAAAGAATTTATGTTTACGTTCAAGCATCCGGCATTTGCTGAAGAAAATGAGTGGCGTATTATTCGTCCTTACGATACACATGCTGATATAGATAAATTGTATTTTAGACAATATAATTCTGTGCCAGTACCATATATGGAGTTGAGCTGCAGTAATGTGATACCGAATGTACCTATCTTACCTGTAGTACAAGTGACTCATGGTCCTGTACTTCACCCACAATTAACAAAGAAGTCAGTATCACTAATAATGAGGCAGAATGGTTATGCTCACGCTGAAATAAAGGGTTCAACTACTCCTTTAAGACTATAATTAACTCGCCCGACAATTTTGCCGGGCGAGTTAATTATAATCTTAATTCTAGAACAACCCGTTTCCGCTCGGATCACTAATTGCTTTCATCGCTCTCATTCGCATTTCGTGCTCCCGATCAACATCACAGTGCGGGTGCAGCAACGTACCTTCATCGAAGAAATGCGCCCAGGAGCGGCCAAGCCTGCGGCCACGCTCGTTGTGCTTATCGAGGGCAAAGTCCGGTATCTCCAGCCGACGGAACGGATGCGTGAGCCAGGCCCACAGCAACGTCCAGTCAATCATACGCGATTTCTTGGCCCTGCACAGCAGCAGTACGGCGTGAGTCAGAAACAAACGCTGTGGCTCGTTTTTGTCTTCCTTCTTCTTGGCCTGCTCCTGGTACGAACGGTAGAGCGCCCAGATGTTGGCAGGCATCAGCGGCTCGGCTAAGCCCACGTCTTCACTGCTCATGATACGTAGGCGCTTCCAGACGTACTCACCAAAGCCACTATCGTACAGTTCAACCGCCCAGAACATGGCCTGATCTTCCAGGCCCCGACGAATGCACTTCTGCATGGCTGAACTGCATTCAAAAAAATCATAACCCTTTTTCGTCTTGATGTCGTACTTACTCATTGCTCGATTATGATTTTAGCGGCCGGTGTTCCGGCGTTCTGAACTGTTACTTTTACCTGTTGGCCTATCTGAAACCCTGCCCGCTCCATCCAGCGACCACCCAAATTCAGTGAGGGACAGAAAATTATTTGGCGGTTGGCATTTTTGCGGGTCATATACCCCATTTTTCGTTTACTTTGCATCGTCTGATTGAAGAATTGAACATCCTGCGATTTAGACACGGAGCCGACAGTTACCGCTGCCGGCTCCATTCGTTTAAAACAAGCTCACCTGAGCCACGTTGATTTGCTTCCGGCGCATCCCTGAGCGCACGTTCATCCAGGCATCACGCAGACACTCACTGAAGAATAGCCAGGTCCGCTTCTTCCATAAGCGGTGCGCTTCCTGCATGATCATCTTCAGCAGGTTCTTTTTCTTGGTCATTTTGGGGTTCTCGAACCGGCGAGACTTGGGCACATATACTCGTTTTGAGGCCATTTGATTGATTATGTTAGAATTGAACATCCCTTGTAAATTCTCCCAGCAGAACGGATTAAAAAAGCGACAGCCCATAAATATTTTTCGCTTAAAACAGGCTCATTTGGCCGTTTTTCGCTGTTTTTGCCGCCGGTGGTACCGGTGGTGGCAAGTCGGGTTGCACCGCCTTTTTTGCCTTCCATTCAGCCTTCTCTTTCTGCCATAGGCGCCACGTATGACACTCCTCTTTCTGGATGGGCTCAATGCTTGGCACGCCAATCTGATTCAACCGGCTATTCACGTTGTAGCCAAAGCGCCAATCATCCGGATCAAGTGAGTTCATGCAGCATGCCTGACCGACGCAACCGTGCAGGGTCATGTTAACGGCCGTCATCTTCGCACAGATGGCGTCCAGATCGGCACCGAAGTGATAGTTACCAGGTGCGTGGGCATGAAACGAAATCAGCATCCGTCCGGAGCCGCTGCAAGGGTCATTAATGAGCCGCCCTTTGCCTCTGGCTTCATCAGCTCCCTGTATCTTGGTCATGAAGTCGACCACGCAGGCTGGTGTAAAGAATTGACCCAGAATCTGGCGCTTACCCTGGCTGGCCAGGATCTCGTAGAACGTACCAAGTGCGTCGTACCAGGCCGTATCCGTTTCGATCTGCTGATGCTGCACCATGATCATCTCACGCGTCATCCGGACGAACCAATCCAGGTCGCCGTGCTTCTTCTTCAACCGCTCGTATTCGCCCTGACGGACAGGCATAAACGATTCGACTAAGAAGTCAATCCAGTCGCGAAACGAGTCAGCATAATCCCACTTGTAATCTTTCTCGGAGAATATCTTATTAAGCGCTCGCAGCTCGTGCGGCACGTCAGTTGTTTTGGGCATTTGAGTAGGGGAGAAATAAAAAGCCCCGCCTGATCAGGCGGGGCGGTTCGCTTTCAGAACGGAACTTCGTCGGTCGATGGGGTCTCGTAGCCGGCACTACGCATCAGGTGCTCGGCGTAGTAATCTTTTAGCTTGAACGTCGTCAACTCCTTGAACCGCTCTTCGATGCGCTCAGTCATCACCTGCGCGGGCGATTTGTAGGTGCCAGGCTTCCACGTCCGGACGAACGTAATCACGTCGTCGACGCTGACCAGGATCGGCGCTACCTCATTGATTTCATCTACCTGCACGTCCAGGTTAACCCCCTTCTGCTTGAACCAGCCCTTAGCCACGTCCGGCAACCAGTTAGCATTCCCGTGTTGCTCAAAATCGCCCTTTGGGAAGGGATTCAAGTACTCGGCCAGCACACTCTCAACTGACACGTACAGACTGGCTTCATTCTTATAATGCCGCCACAGTTAAGCCAGCTCCAGCGGATTCTGTGAATGCTCGAGCAAATACTCGTCAAGCTGAGCTTCGTTCCAGAAGATATCCGGTAGGCGCGTTGAGAGTTTGGCGAGATGCGCAACGGTATAGATACCGAGTTTGGCACAGATCAACCGGTCGAGCGAGTTGATGTGCATCTGCCGACCTACTTGGCTGGCCCATGCCTGGTAGTCAGCCTGGTTCTTGCCGGTTGCCTGAATAAAACGCTCCATGTTGCGGAGCCGAGCCGCATTTGGTTGCGGGGTCTGGGTCGCTTGCGCTTCCATTGTCTGAGATATGTTAGAATTGAACATCCTCAGAAAAATCTCCCAGCAAAACGGATTAAAAAAGCGACAATCTTAAAATATTTATAACTCTTTCATACGTCCATATTAACAAAAAAGCCCCACAGTTTAGTTTAAGTAGGGCCTCTTTGCTGGTGTTTACTAGTCAGATTTCTTTTACTTTCTTAAGGGCCTCCGTAGCGATTATTTGTCTCTGGAAGTTATTGGCATTATCGAACCAATAACAAGTTACCTCCGAGCCATTTTCGAAATAACCAACAGTCATTTCTGGACCACCTGATTTAAGCTCTACTACGTCTCCTGCTTGAATCTTTGTGTTTTCTGCCATAACGATCTAAAAATTGAACGATGATAAATTATATGAGCCTTGAAGGCGATTGTTGTTACCTTCTATTAAAGCATTTGACATTATGAAATCTCAATCTCAGCCTGTCCTTGTTGCCTCTGTGCTTTAACAACTTTCACTTCCATTAAATACCCGTTAACTCCCTCTATTCCAACCGAAAAAATGTTTCGAATCGATATGACCCGATGAGTATAGGGCTGAGATGTCATCTTTTCAAGTAATGTTTCGTCAAATGATCTGTCCGCTTGTTTCTCATTAATTGTGATAAGATCGCCTTTATTAATATTTGGCGGGGCTGACATTTTTAAGGCAAGGATTGGTTCATAAACCTCTTTGTTTGGGTGGACTTTCTCATAGAAAGACACGACTATTACTGTGTTGCTCATGCTAATATTAATTTTCTCAAATATACAGAAAGCCCCCGAATCGTAACGGTTCGGGGGCTTATTCGACTTTTAAGGATTTAAGCCTCGTGCTTCTCAATAGCTTCCGCAACATTGTTCATTGCTTGAGCGACTGATGAAACTGCATCCGTGATAGTTACCGAGAATTGAGACGACATACCAAGACAGATCGCGATTGCTTCTAAAGCCGGTATTGCTTTTTCTCTGTCAGTGACGTTTGCCTCTTTATATGCTTCAATCTCAACAATTTTGGTTGCTAACTGTAGCGCTTCATAGTTAGTCAGATCAATGTACTGTTTCTTTAATTCATCCGCATGATCTCGAACATCTCTGTAAACACTCATTAGAATGGCAGTTTAAGGGTTTTTTGATACGGGTGCTTCAGTTTGGACTTGGCACTTGACTTCTTCAAAGTAACAACATCTGACCCAAACACCCGCTGGAGCAGTTCAAAATCTTTGGCTTCCGCATCTACATTCCTAAATTCCGAAAGACCACCCGGATTCACAAATGTATCCTTCTGCTGGAAGTAAAACCGCGTATCCTTCCAGCTAAGGCGGTTCTGGAAAGCGTTCAAGCAACTAATCCAATAGTCCTCGTTTACAACTATATCCGACGAATACCAAAGCTTACTTCCCGCCAGTGCACCATGAGCGCAGCCTGTATGGTAGCCAGCCAGGTCAATGGGAGCCATCGGATTGTAAAGCACCGGTGCCGGCACATGCGCGAACGAAAACAAGAAGGCTCCAGCCTGACGGCAGGCATCGGCCGCAGCCTGAATTAGGTCGTAGGCCGTCGCTGGGTCCACCTGCGACCGCTCGCCAGGCTCCGTGTACACCCGCTGCATCGAATCAATATCATCGTCCAGCATGAATACGTTACCAAAATGCCGAATGATCCAGTCGCGCTTCTTTGCCAGGCCGATTACTGTATCAGGATGGGTAACAATCTCATCAGCTGGGTTGCAGTTGCGGTACAAGGCGGCCTGGCTCTCCGGCACGCAGATAATAGCATGATTTACCACCGACGTGGTTCTGACTCGGCTGGCCCGCTTGTGGCTTGGGATAACTACTTTGCAGACTTCCATGCGTCGATGAACTGTTTAGCGGTGATCACATTGGTTCGGCCGACACGCTCGCTTTTGTAGCTCTTGCTCATCTCCAGCTTCAGCAGCTCCCGGATGTGGTTGGCATCGATCTCATTGGTTGAGACGATAACGAAAGCATCGTACCGCTCCGAGAACTTAGCCACAATCGGCATTTCCGGCGTTTCTTCTTTGGCGGTCGCCTTCTCGTGCATGTCCTCCATCTCAGCTAGGCTAATGCCAAAATCAGCCAGGTCAACGTCTTCAAAGTGCTCGCGAAGGAGCTCATCGACCCAATCCCCTTTTATGGCATTGGAAGCAATGTTGTACTCCTTAAACTCCTGATCGGTCAGGAGCCGGTTCGGTACGCGCACGTCCACCAGATCATCACCACGGCCCAACTGAACAAGGGCTTTGCAGCGTTGATGTCCTGCGAGTAAAATACCGTCAGCGTTAACAACGGGAATTTCGACCAGCCCGAACTTCTCCAGCGATTCGCGGAGCTTGCGGCTCTGTTGGGCGGTCATCTTACGAGGATTATACTCGTACGGCAGCAATTCCGATACCCGGCGCTGCTCAGTGTGCCATTGTAAGGCGTCTATCATTTTGCGAAGAATGAATAGTGAACAATCGTCGCAATGATAAGAGCCCAAAACAGCCGTAGGAAAGGACGGTTCCAGGGATGCCAGTACGGCCTTTATAAGGTGCCCAGCTTGACCTCAATTTCGTCAATCTGCAAAGTAGCCTTTGTCAACTCCGTTTCCCACTCAACCCGTTTGCTGGGCTTGGCCTTGGGATTCTCCAGCTTTCGACGAAGCTTACTGCGCAGGTCGATTAGCCGACGTTTCTGATACGACAACTCGAACTTCTCAGGCGAGTGGTCAGCGTGATCACACCGGTTACGGTCTGCCGTGCAGTCTTCCTCCGGATCGGATTCGTCGGGCAACACGCGATTGCGCTCCAGGTATCGTTTCTTATCCCAGATCGCTTCAATCTGGGCTTTAAGCTCAAGTATTGGTTTAGTCAGTTCCGGGCAACCAACTCCGGCCGGGACCTGGTGTAGCTTATTACTCAGGTCAGCCATCTTACGGTTGAGCCGATCAGCCTCCTTCGACAGATCAGCCTGAATGCTAATGTACTCATCACCATCGACGACGCGCCCTCTAGGTTCAGGCTCGTCTTTTTCAACGACGTTGCCCGATGTCGCTACCACAGGCTTAAAATGCTGCTGCTCCTCCAGGTCAGCCAGACGGCGTTTAGCCTGGTCAAGGTCTGCCTGGGTAGTCCGCTTAGCTTTCAGAAGCTTTTCGAGCATCTGAACCGTCGACTGCTGCTGTCGTATCTGAGTTTGAAGGTCCATAAACACAAAAAAACCGGCACTTAGCCGGTTGCAATAGGACTACAGTTTACATGTCTACTTGGTTAAAACGTTGTTTACGTTTCTTACAAAATTCCATATGTAGCCGTCTTTCGACTTCACCTCTACTAGGTATGAACTCATGAAATACTCGTTATCCACAAAACGGGTGTGAAAAAATAAAATTTCTTCACCAGGGTCAACCAGCAATTGAGCTTTATAAGACGAGGGTTTGTGACTCCAATTGTCCCAGTGGGAAACTCGTTCAATCTTTGGGTAATTAAGGTTGATTGGGCTATAGTCACTAATCTCCATACTTACCATAGGATTCCAAATCCTCACTGAACCAATATTTTTTAATTGAATTGCTATTCCGTGTACCTGTTTACTGGCATTAGGAACCGCAATATTATCAACTGTGATTGTTGCTGCTAACTGATGAGCAAATAGTTGACCTTTAAAGAATTTGACGTATGCTAGAACACCGGCAATTATTAAGAAGATGGTGTTAAGCACAGACGTAAGAACACCAAAAAGTTCTTTGTTTTTTTCGATTCGTGCCCAGCTCAGAATACCATCTTTAAATAAGTTTAATATTGTTAGAGCAAGAAGCAATCCAAAAAGGGTACTAATAATTAAGGTCTTGTTTCTATAAAGATATCTTAAAATCAT